CGGAGTTTTCACGCTCCGATTTACGTACAAGTAGAATCCTTTACGGAAAGCTACGAATACGCAACCCAGCCCACCTTGTAAGAAAGGACTCCATCGCGCGGCACGACAGCCGACGCACGAAGCCTCCCGTCTGGCCCCACTCCTCCCGGAGAGTTGCCAGTTCCATAGGTGGCGCAAGCTAGGACTACTGATGGCGAAAACCACACGTAATGCACCTTTCGGTGACGGTGTGGTCTAAAGCACATCAGATACCTTATACTGCGTTTCACACGGATGGTCCATCGTTCAGGATCTTCCTCAGTAATGACCAGATCGCCGAGGGCTTTTGGCCCACGACATCGTCGGACACGGCTAGGAATCTGATCCAGAACAGCAAACCAAGCAGGCCGATGAAGTGCCAAGCCGAACTCGGCAAACGCTTCACCAACTCTGCTAAGGCCGTTAGCAAACGCAATATAGTCTTGAGGTCCACGGGGTTCCTCCTTCAGAAAGTACGGGCGGACAGACTTCCCTTTAAAGAAGTCTCCGCCACATGACTCTCTAAAAGACGTGTCGCCAAAAAACGACTTGTCTTTATTAAGGGTGAATCCGAGGAATCTTAAGACCGGGACCAGCGAGCTGACGACATCATCTTTTACAATAATGTCGTCGCCGAAGACGAAAACGTCTTCGCCCACCATCCCCTTATGTCCGTGTCTTTTGGACACTACACAGGAGACAGCAGCAAAGATAAGCGTTTCCAGCTCGAAGGTGAACCCGTTCCCCATACTAGAGAATTTCTCTAGCATGACCCAGCGTCCGTCGATATAGGTCTTCTTGCTCCGAAGAGCATCGAGACAATCGTACCAGAGCCGAGGTAGCAAGATCTTGACAAGAATCTTGCCAACGGTATCGCTTGCATTTGAGAGGTCGAGAGTAGCAAACTCCCTTGAGGAGCTCGATTCACAGGCAACCCGCCTATGAATATCGCTCGCCACAGCTAGATCCCAACCAGTTGCGCGCTTAAGCCGTTCCCGAAGGATACGACCGACGCCCAGCTGATAAAAGACATTTATACAAGGCTCGGCAGCAATTGCCCGATCCGTTTTAGATGTCTTCGGCACCGTACTAAAACGGTTACCAGGGACCCAGCACACCTCCCCGTGATGAGCAGCTACTGAGCTGCCCCATTGGGTACCTAACCACTGTGGTAGGAACCAAATGGCATCACGTGTCAATGATGGGACTGCAGTCATTTTGTCGGGTACAGTGGTTCTCCCGCCTCGCACGGCAAACGTAGCGCCGGGCCCAAACCTCCCTTCAATAAGGGTAGGGGGCCCAAACCCAATCCACGAACGAATTACTTTACGCACCTCAGACAAAAAATCTGAGATACGCGCCTCTGGGGAGGTCGACTGTTCATTCAAGAACAGACGATTTTCTTCCAGGTAAGGCGAAAGTCGCTCGTTGGATCTGTAGCAGTCGCGTTCACCTTCCCACCATTTCGCAACCGCGTTTCCGCGGCGGTCATGAGTGGTAGGCAAACCTTGATATTTGCGCAACAAAGCTGCTGCGCAAGCATCGCGGTAGAACGTTTCTGCATCGGTGTAGCTACGCGGGTCCGGATTAACATCCGAAACCCCGTCCCAATTTCTCTCTTCGATCTTTTTTAGAACGTCGAGAGACATTGGCGTTGCCAGCTCGCTGAGGTACTTGCGAGCTATACGCACCACATCACTTGGTAACGTATTTGCGGACATGTCGTTGCCCCTACTTACGTTGGGGCAAACCCAGACTCACTCACCTGCTTGATCAGGGTGGCCGCCATCAGATTTCCCATCTGATAGGCAAACTCCTTGATTTCGCTGGCGGGCATAGCCTGGGGGATGGTCGACGTGCCCTGGAAGACCGCGCGATCCTTCGCACTGTAAAGCGTGGTGGTCGTATCTTGCACGGCGTATGGGTAGACATAATCCACCTTAACGACACGTGCAGTCTTCGGCCCATTCCACGTCGTCCAGCTGCGGAGCATCTTGCGGAGACCCACGGGAAGACCCGCGGCGGCGCCAGTATCCTGGCGCCACACGGCCGGTGATCCATCACCACCGGAGGCCGACAGAGCGTCGTAGACGATGTCGGTTGTACCGTCGCTTTTCTTGACGGTAAGGGATGCCATAGTAGGCATATTTAACTCCCGACCAAACGGTCGAAGGGTTGAAGTTACCGCCTCATCAACTGTTGGGTAACGAGCGAAACAGCAGCTGCTGCTCGCCGCCATCCCCACAGCTTATAAGGACGGACGAAGAGATTGGGCTTGATGAGCCCTTGACTTCGATAAAGTCCAAGATGGGCACCCGTAACCATACTGAACAAGCCACCACCGTAAACCGTTTTGCCGTTTTCGGCCCAACGATAGGTTCTGGCTAAGTACTGTATGTAGGCCCCACTGTAACTTTCGGAAGTCCACTCTTTCCCTAGAGTGAGTCCAAGAAAGTCAGTCCCTTGCGACAGGAACTGTTCTATGTTGATTAACCAGTCCAGCATAAAGCTGAACGGAATCTTCTCATAGATGATAACAGCCGGGTTGACAAATCCGAGCTGATTGGCAAGCCAAAGGTTCGGGTTATTAACCTGAACCTCGCACCCCATACGAACGACTTTGTTGCAAGTGATAAAACGATAGGACTGCAACCACGTATCTGATGGATACCACGCACTTGGGTTGTTAACCAAGGTCGGGGGCTCCAAATCGAAACGTTTATGCGGTTCCTCCGCCTTCACGGAGACAAAGACATTCTTTAAAGGGGATTGCAGAACGTCAATCGCACCGCCGATATCCGAGATCATCGGAGACCAGCCGAAATGGAATTCTAAATAGTTGTTAGCAAAGGACTTCTTAGCCGACGCTCCTTTTGGGATCGCCGACATACGAAGCTCCTTCGCCGCACCTACCAGATTTCCACGACTCAACTGACGCCCGAACCGATAAAGGTTCAGGGCGCGTTGCTGAATCATCGCAATCGATTGATTGGCTTCCAAAGCAAAGACGGCCAAATTCGACCGGTCACTTACCCGATCCTTAAGACGTTCGTAGGCTTTAGACCTAACGGCGTCCCAGGAATCAGTATAAGCTCTCCAGTCGGGACCTCCAATGTCAGTGGCATCACGTGACGGATTTGCACCCGTTCGGATTCCAACGCTGCCAACTTTCCTAATATAGGGAAGCGGTCTATCGATAGGTCGGGCTTGCTTATACCCGACTTTATACGAATAGTACATGGAGGGAGATGATCCACCAACTACGTTGGTGAAAGGGCCAGTCACCGGGGCGACCATAGTACCTCACTATGAAGGCTGCGTTATCAAGCGCAGACGCCCCTGCAGGTTTTGTCCTGCCACGTTTCTGCAACGTGAGTGATAACCTACGATCGGGAGATCGAAGGTCCACTTCCTTTCTGGCAAAGAGACGGAAGGTTTCTATCGTAGATGACCTGTGAGTCTTCAAAACCCACAGAAACCATCATAGATAGACCCTTTACCATCCCAGTCCAGAAGGCGTGACGTCTACCAAAAAGATAGACATCAATCTCGATCCTGTCAAGGAGATTGTCCGGTAAACTCACAATGGTGATCGTAACCCCTACGGGCCAAAGTCTCCATGTCAGCATTCCGGATCCTCCAAGTATGAGCGCTAGGTTTGCGCCATCGGATTGAGATTAGAGAGACCCCCG